TGCTCATAATCGTGCTCCTTATGCTTCCAGCAAGCCGGATAGCTTGCCCTTAGAAATCTTGCCACTGTTTATTGCGTTCATTAGCTCAATGCCATACTTTTGTGTAGCCTTTCGGTTCATCACAAACTCGCCATCTTGAATAGACGCAAACCCGTTATCTGGACCCATAGGGTTAGGACCCACCATCCTTGACTTGTCAATCATGCCGCCCTTGTAGTTTTCAGCTACTGGAGTAACAAACCTCTGCGGATCAAACCCGCCAATATTTGTACCCGCCTCAAAGTCAGCGTACAAGTTCTTAGGCGCCTGCATCTGCTGCATGATTAGCTCGTATGGAGAGACGCCACCAGGAGTCATTGTTGGATCATACTGACCAAGAATCCTTGTCGGCGTGTACGGGGTTGCGATAGGTGACATTGCAATGTTTGCGAATGGCCTACCTGATGGCGGCACATACGGCGCCATTGTGAACGGCGCTGCTGTGGGTTCAGTCTTGTTTGCGTTTGCAATGCTGGATACGGCACTTGCTGCTAGTAATGCATTAGTGGGGTTTACCCATGATGGGAGTTTTGATGGTTCTGGCACTGGTGGCGTTGGTGGGGTCACGCCTTCAAATGGTAAATTTGCTCCAGAGCCAACTGTCGCAAGGTCCAATCCATACTGTTTAGCAAACTCTAATGCAGAAGCATTTGTTCCATATCCAGAAGTACCTAACAGCGATTCAATTGCAGCAGGTGTTAATTTTGGTATTGGTGGAGTAGGTGTAGGAATAGGAGTTGGCGTTACACCAGGAAAAGGTAAATTAGCACCAGCACCAACTGTTGCAAGGTTCAGTCCTAACTGTTTTGCAAACTCTAATGCAGATGCGTTTGCTCCATAACCAGCAGTACCCAATAATGATTCAATCGCAGCAGGCGTTAAGTTCGCAGCAGTTGTACCAAGCGCGGCGGTTTCTCCAGCAGCAGCAACTTGGCCAGCACCAAGCGCAGCGGTGTCAGCTAATAGGCCAGCGCCACCAGCTCCAGTTAACCCTAAAGCCTCAAATGCAGCGGGCCCAATAAATGGCATCGCCAAAATGGCTAGCATTGGTAATAGGCTGTTATTTCTATCTTGCGTACTCTGATAATTTCCGCTTGTATCATAGTTAACGTACTGGCTTTGACCGTTGTCATAACGGTATCCAATAGGAGGACCGGAATCTCTTACACCACCATGAGGGGCACTACCTTGAGAATAGAAAGGCTCAAGAGTTGTTCCTATCTTTTTTTCTAAAGCAATTACTTCTGATGGTTTTGGTACTTCAACTATTCCTCCACTTAGGTCTGGCTCATACCCTAACAAGCCTGTAGGCTTTCCATCACGTCCAACACCAGAGTAAACAGGAACCATGCCAGGCCCTGGTGTTTGGGAATATATCCTTGGAGTCTCTGGTCTATTTCCTGGTCCTGGCATATCAAAGTTCCTTGCTCAAAATGAACCACTTAGGTTCGTATCCTTCATCGCGCAGAAACGTCTTGGCCCAGCCCTGACGCCCTGCGAGAGTAACTCGCGTGCAACCTAAACTCTTGCCCCAACGCTCGATGTATGGTCGCATCAGCTTGAGTTCATCTAGGTCGCCGCCAGCCAAGAAGTAGTGCAAGTTCTTGATTCGCGGGTAGACAATGATCTCGGTCACCACCACAGAATTGACGCCTGGCCAGACTTGGAACCTGTTCTCGGTAACCGCCTGGGCTATATCGTCAAATGTGTGTGTGCCTCCAGAGTATTCTAAAGCCGATTCGACCTGCTGGCGCAGCCTGTGCAAGTCATCCAAGTCTGTCACCGGCGCCCACCGGCTGTCGCCTCAAGGCGCATAACCCCTATCCTCCAGTCAGCCAAGGTATTACCCGTGACCTTGACTTCAACCTGGCGCCCTGAGAATCGGACGCTGGTAGGGTTTGCCGCCGTGTAGGGTCCGAAAGTAGACTCCGCGCCCGTAGGATAGAACCTTGACGTGAATGAAACCAGCGCCTCACCCAGAGTCTGCTCGTCAGGAATAACCTGCTTGACGTTCATAATGTTTTCCCCTGTCCCCAGCTCAATGGGTCCAGATTGAGCGTACAAGGTGGCAGAGTCGTAAGCAAATCCTACCTCGTGCTCGTAAATGTAGCCGCTGCTATCTACCATGATAGGGTAGGTAAACACTCCAGCATCAGTACCCGCCAGGCGAGACAATGTGCCTATGTTCCAGTGACCCTCACGATAGTTATACGTCACATAAGAATCGTTCTCATTAGAGTCATTTGACGGGTAAAACCACCATATCTCGCCAAATTTGCTATTGTGTACGGCATAGATTTTTGACTTTTGCGTCAAGTTTATGTCGTTAAAAACGTAGTCTGATACATCGCATGGCAATGGCTTGACGTAACCGTCATATATCCAAAACCCACTACCACTCATCCAAATTGCTGCGGTGTCTATGGCTGCAACTGACTGAGCTGAGATCAATCCGCACCCGCTACCTGCCTTCTCAAACCCGTAAACGAATGGCGCGCCAATGTACTGCGCTGTGTGTACGTCAACGTCAGTAAACAGTAGGTTTACACCCTTGACGCGCTTACCGGCCAGCAAAGTGCCTGGCGTTGATAGCTCGTAATCACCAGCCAAATTGTCTATGGCGGCAGTCCAAACTGTATTGTTTTCTTGGTCTGACCATGCTACCTTTCTGGCATTACCTCCAGCACCCAAGGCAAACACAATCCGGTCAGCGGTAACCATTACCGCATTGTTGTTTACTGGTGCATTGGTGATTACAGTGGCCTTTGTTGGCGTTGCAAAGTCTAAAGCCCATTGATAAATTTTCTTATCGTAGCTGCTGCACGCTACAAGGTACTCACCAAAATTATCCATTGACCAGGTAGTTGCTGGGATGATGTCTCCAATGTCAGGACGCTGTACGCCATACGCAAAGTATCCGTAAGCAGCATACCCATATCCAGTAAACGATTGAGCGTCAGCAATGCCAGTCGTAAAACCTGTAGGAGTGATATCCTTTAGCGTACCTGACTCGTTCATTACATATAGGTTTGAATGAGTACCGGCTGCAATCCAACGATCATTGGTGTTATCACGCCATGTAAGCAATCCCCTGCACTTACCTGTCATTGCAGTTTGAGCAGTAATCCGCTTACGCCACCCGTTAATAGGGCGTAGAGTGTTCTCGTACCAGCGCACCAGGTTAGCGTCGTACCAGCGCCCAGATGACTGGTACTCAGTGCCGTTACGGTAGATGCCTGGTGGTATTTTCAAGGGTATGTACATGACGTTCTCACATTGTGTTAGACACAAATTGCATAGTCGCAATCAGCGACGCGGTAGATGGATAAAATGATCCAGCAGCGTATGCCTGGATGCTGACTGCGGTGCTATCAGTCTCCCACCAAAGCTGAACGTAGTCGTTGGCATCAAGTGATAGAAAGTAGTTCCAGGCAACTATCGTGTGGCCATTGACTGATCCATGCTTAGATGGTATCCCAGCAAATCCTGTAGAGCCGACAAGGTTTGTCCCGTTGATCTTGATCCACACCCTGACATCATGGTCCTGGCTGGCTGTATTCTCAAACTGCCCAGACCACTGCAAGTTGTAGATGCCGGAGTCGGTGACCGTGATACGCGAATTGCTTACAACAGTTATTCCATTAGTGAAATCAGTCGTATTAAACGTCATGGCGTATGCGGTATTGATAGCCGCTGCCGTCTGGTCTACTGTGCTCTGAAAGGCGCCATACGGGGCATTGATGTACCGGCTGCCCTTAACGCCAAACAATGCTCCAAGTACCGCTGTCACCTTCCTAAAGTAAGCATTGAGTGACCCATTGGACTCATTGAAATTACGGCGCTCGTATAACTCTGGTGGATATCCCAGGTTTGGAGGCGTCGGAGTCTCAAGTTTTTGCTGTATGGCCATAGTTTTATTGTGCCACCATTAGGACAAAAATAGGACGCGCTCATCTTTGCGCCGATTCTGCAAACCCTTTAAAGGCTTACCACCGGCCATGCAATATTTTAAAAGTTCCTCCGCAGCACCTTCCATATCAAGGCGTAGCACTTTTTGGCGTAGCGTACTACGCTGGAGTGTCCCAAGGCCCACATTAAAAGAGAAACTGACAAGACCATCAAACTGACCTTGTGTAAGAACAACAGGACAGAATCGTTCCACGCCGCGCTCAAAGCGCTCCAGGTCTGCTGCAAGTATTCCATCTACCTCCTCCATACTCCATTGGCGGTCATCCTCTGGCCTCAATGGGTATCCATTGCGTTCTTCTAGCTTTAGCTTACCCTGTGCTGGATACAGTACATGGCCAACGCCAACAGTCCAAAGCAGAGCCGGACAACGATAAGGACGCTGCCTGGTCCCCTCGTGGTGCTTAATCATGGATAGTGCTTTTGCTGAGACTTTCATTTCTTTTGCGTTTGCACGCACCCTACTTTGTAGCCCAGCTCGCGCCACTCTTTAGCCGCCTTCTGGCAGGCAGACTCCACCTCAAAATAACCGACGATCATTATTGAGTTCATGTTGATACCTGTAACTAGCACCAGGGTCCAGATCATTTTCCAAAGGCTCTGC